CTACCAGAGCCCTTCTTGGCCTACGGCCTCAGCGTGTCGTTCCCGCGCTACCGTCATCATCAGACCCCGGAACGACGGGCCAACCTTCACCAAGATCGGTTCCTCCGGGTCGCGGATCATCCAATCGGCTTTGCGCTCGTTCTTATCCGACTTCACGAGCCGGAACCTTGACGCCAGTCCCACGTCAAGCAGGAACATCGAGCGTGGGTCTTCGTAGCGCTCGAACAGGCCTTCAAGGGCCTGCCAGGCAGCCGCAGGCGTAAGGCCTGCGCCATCCTCAACGGACTCGCGAGAAGCGCCCGCAGCCAACACCAAGCCGTCCCCGGGGAACCACTCCAGGTGAACCGACTCTTTTGGGTGCTGCCGGCAGAACGACGTGACCGCGTCCAAACCTTCCCGGGGAATCTCAAACATGACCGGCCGCGCTGAGCGCTTCGTAAGGCCCTCCACGGGCGCCGTGTCGCACGCGGCGGCGTACGGGTCGCCGCCCAGAATCGTCAGGCCCTCAACGGCGATGGTGAGCCGCACCGACCGCAGAATCGGGTTCTTCTTGTGAACGTGCGCGACGTTCCCGGCCACCCTCACAAGGGTGTCCGCGTCCATGTCCCACGCCGCCAAAAACTTGCTCAAGGGGCCTCCTAACGCAGAGAGGCCCCGCCGTAGCGGGGCCGGTATCTACAGGTGTTCCGTTGCCGTGAGGACCGCCTCAGCGACCCGCTCAAGGATCTCTAGCGTTGCCTTGGGGGCCTGATACAGGATCGGCCCTAGGCCGTGCTGTCGGAGCGTTTCGAGCGCCCGCGCCTCACGGTCCTGTAGCGCGGCCTGATCCAACGTCTTGAAGTAGACGCCGTAGCCGTAGGACTCGCCGATCTGGCGCTGTGTGTCGATGTAGAAGCTGACGGCCTTGTATGCCCCGGTGTACTCGATGTCTACGCGGGTCCGGCCGACCCGGGTAATCCGGCCGACCACAAACCCGCCGGGGCGCCGCGAAGAGGCGCCGTACACGCGGACCTGTTGGCCCGCAAACAGATCCGTCTTCTCAGCCACAGTCGCCCCCGGCGGCGCCCATGGCGCAGTTGTCACAGACAAAGCTGTCGTCCAGCTCCGAGAAGTGGCCGTGCTCCGTCCACCGAAGACACTCCGTGCACTGCCAGGGGTCCCAGTCGTCGGGGCCGTCGTAGTCGTCGTCAACGTTGGCGTACTCGTCCACGGGGACACCTCCTCAGGTGTAGTACGAGAGAACGGACAGGAGGAACACGAACAGGGCGCAGGTGCATGCGATCCAAGACAGCCCGAGGAGAATCACAAACTCCCACTCGGGAATGGTGATGGTGCGGCGCTTACGCCGGGGGGTGTTGCTCATTGGGGTGGCGCCTTTCCTAGGGGGCGTTCAGGCGCCGGCTTCGATGAGGTCCGCACAGGCGCGGAACGCTTCCGTGACCTGCTCGGCCGTGCGGCCGGGCGTGTCGTTCCAGTCGATGACGGACTGCCCCACGTGGGCGCTAAGCGTTTCCTTCGTGAGAATGAACCGCTGAATGGTGCCCCAGTCGCCGCCGCCCAACGGGTGGCCGGAAGTGGCGACGTTCACGGCGCCCAAGGCGCACACCGGCCACGTCTCAACCGGCTTGCCTTCCTGCCGTTCGGCGTACTCGCCCTGTGCCCAGCCGTTCCGGTCGATTACGTCCGCGCTGGCCCGCAGGTCCTTCACGGCCAACTCGCGCTCAATGGCGGTCAAGTTCATGCCTGTTCCCCTTCCAAAAGGTCCGCGCATGTGCGCAGCGCAAAAACGACTTCCCAAGAGCGCCGCGCCGGGTGGTCATTCCATCCGGCAACGCAGTTGTCCAAGTACCGCCCGAACGCCTTCATGGCGACCATGTAGCGGGTATAGCCGCGACCGGTGGGAGGCACCGGGCGCCAGGACGTAGCAACCGACACGGCACCGATGACACACAGCGGAGAACGCGCCGGGGAAAGGCCGGGGATCGGCAGGAAGAAGCCCGCCTGATTCCAGCCGTTGCGCTCGATGAGCGCGGCAGCCTCGCGCAGGTCTCTCGCCGCCTGCTTGGCCTGGCGGCGGTTCACGCCTGCGCCCTCTCCACGACGTTCATTCGTGTTCCCCCATCAGGTTGAGGACCGCTTCCGGGTTGGCGTTGCGGGCCGCAAAAGCGGCCTGCGCCATCTGCTGTGTGCACTCGTTCCAGGCCGCGAAGTACGCGGCGTGTACGGCGCCTGTGTGGCGCCTCTGCGCGTCTTCCAGTTCGGCGACGCGGGACGCCAGGGAGGCCCGCTCTCTTTCCAGCTCGACAATCCGCACCGCGCTGGCGCGGGCCTTCGACGCGGCCATAGCGCGCCGTTCGACGGCGCAAGCAAGCTCGGCTCTCAGGCGCCGGTTCTCGCCCGCAATCTCGACCGTCTTACGGGCGTCCATACTCAAACCCCTGCGAGTAGATGTAGAAGGCTTCCCGGAGGCGTGAAGCCTCCGCCATCAGTGCACGCGGCCCGGCCGCATTGGCGTCCTGAAGCTTGAACATGGCGAGCAGCCATGCTTCGTCGTGCAAGCCCTCGTACTCGTTGAGCGAGTTGATAGCTGCTTGGAGCGTGTAGGCCAAGGGACTGCCTTCCTGCCGGTGTTTCCTGCTGGCGGACAAGAACTTACCTCCCTTGACGATTCACCGTCAAGAGAACTACTTGGAACGCAAAAAGGGACCCCCCGCCCGAGGGCGAGGGGTCTACCTGTGTCTAGCGGTCCAGCTTGGACAGGATGCGCCTTTCCAGCTCCACAACCAGATCCTCACGCGAAGCCTGAGCCTCGATGGCGCGACGGTTCGAGTAGGCCAGGATCGGCTGTGTAATGCCGGAATACACGGTCAGCCAGAACAGCAGCCAAAAGCCGTGATCATCGTGAATCCATCCGGTTACTTCGCCAACCACCACGGCGAGCACGGCCACGAGCGTATGAAGGACGCCCGCGGCCGAACCGAACCAGTGGTCGAACTTGTTCAGCAAACGCCGGCCTCCCTTACTTCTGGGGCGGGAGGACCGCCGCGCCAGCCGCCGGAGCGGCCGGAGTCGCAGCCGGAGCCGGGTCGACCGGCCCCGGGCCGGGCGCCGGGGTGTGAAGCGCCGTGTTCACCAGCTGCGCCACGACGCGCACCGGGGTAACCCGGGAACGGATCAGCGGCGCGGACACCGCCACCAGGAACGACGGCACCAGCGACCGCCAGTCGCCGCCGGTCGCGAGAGCGGTAGCGATACCCACGGCCGCGTTGAAGGCCTGGACGATCCACACGGGCTCGTTGGCAAGCTTCAGCTTCAGAAGAGACAGGTTCATGAGACCCCCCGATTGTTTGTGATCAGTACTTGCAGATAGCGGCTTGGGTCATTGGACCGGCCGTAGAGTCCGGTCCGCCCGTGCTCCAAAGCCAGCTCCGCAGGCTCAGGAAGTAGTGCACGTTCGCGGACGTGATAGGGCCGAACCAGCCCGTGACGGGCTGGCTGTAGCCGCGCCCGCTCAGGCACGCCTGAATGCGCTTCACGTCATCCCCGGACATGCCGTAGGACAGCACCCGCACGTGTGCAGGGCTGGTCACCGGAACCGGCGCCTTGGGCGGCGTGGTCTTCGGGGGGACCGGCCCCTTTGGGGGTGCCGGCGTAGGCGGAGTGACCGGCTTGGGCGCCGAGGTCGGCGCCTGCGACGGCACGTTGCCACCCTGCGGAACCGTGATGGTCTGGCCCGGCTGAAGCGCAGTCGGATGCGCGGCCGGACCCGGGTTCGCCGCCAGAAGAGCCGTGAGGCTGACGCCCAGCACCGCGGCGATACCCCAAAGGGTGTCACCGCGCTTCACCGTGTAGAGCTTCGGAGAGCCCACGGTGGTGTTGCCCTGCGAGTCGTACGCCGGGTAGCCGTAGCCGAGAATGAAGCTTGGCCACTCCGTGTGACGGAAAACCCCGTACCGGCCGCCGCGCGGGTTGGTGGAGTTGCCCTCGATCGTGCCGATAGACCCATCGGCGTTGATCTTCTCCACGATGCCGACGTGATCGGCCTCGCCGTCGCCGTTCCAGTCGAAGAACACCACCGCGCCAACGCGCGGCGTCTTACCCCACTGGCCCCGGCCCTTGAACCAGTTCACATGAGACGGGCAGTACGCGAAGTGCCCGATGACACCGGAGGCGCCAGCGGTCGAGCCCACCCACGACACGAACATGTCGCACCAGCTCTCGCTAGGCAGGCCGTACCAGTCGCTGTACAGCGTGTCTCCAGAGCCGTTCTCAATCGTGTTGAGCTGACCCCGTGCGACGTTGAGAACAGTCTCAGCTGTCGTCATCCATACCCCCCTTAATTAGCTCCGGAGCAACAAACCGGAGCACCCCCGTAAGACGCCGGATCTCGCCCCTCAGCGACGTAACTTCGGACGTCAAAGCCTCAACGGCCGCCTCCAGGCGGTCTCCTCGGGCCTTCTGGGCTTCCGCCTCTTCCCGCCAAACCTCATTGGTCGAAACGAGCTTTGCGGCCCTCACGCGGGCACGTGCGCCCGAGCCAAGCCCTAGACCGCCAGCGAGAATGGCGGTCGTTGAAATCACGCTGTCGAAACTCACACCCAGAACCCCCGTTACTGAATGGGCAGGTGGGCGAAGTCCGGGGACAGCGAAAACGTCACGGTCGGGACGAGAGTCCCGCCGTCCGCCTTAGCCGACACCGCAACGGACTCGACCCATGCGAAGTACTGATCTGTTGGCGCGTTCGCCGGAAGGTCCGTAAATACAACACGTGACCCCACGTCCACGCGCATTACCGAAGCCGCTAGGGCCTGGTTGATGACGGTAAACTGTGCGCTGTCACAGCGCGTCGCCGGAACCATGTATTCGGCAAGGAACAGCGACGGCCGCGCGTACTGGTTGAGGTCCGCGTCCCGGACAGCCATCGATTGCCGGTGACTGCCGTACCGCAGGTACGCCGGGTAGTTGTTCATGGTGTAGCTGAACGAACCCTGCGCAAAGTCAACCTCGGTCCATGTCCTGTCGATATCCGACAGGAACAGCAGCGAGGAGTCAGGCGCCGTAGCGTCGAGCGCAGAGAACACGTACGGCACAACCGCGTCAGTACGGTAGGCCCAGTCCTGAATCATCACCGCGCTGTAGCGCGACATGCAGATGAGCCCGCCAAGCTGCTGAACGAGCGTGTTGATACCGTCCAGGCCGGTTGAGCTAGTGAACATGGGAGGGTCCACCAGAGACAGCGCCGACGTAGACGGCGAGCCCGTGACAACCGGAGGGCGCGCCAGGCCACACGCACCTATGAGCCACGGCACCACTGTTTGCGCCGGAGGGCCGTCAACGACAGTCCCTGTCGCGGTATAGCCGTCCACCTTGGACGACTTGAACGCCGAGAGGCGCGTATTCCAGTCAAGGCCCGTGCCGGCGTACGCCGCCGGGGCGTAACACTCGAACGTCGCCGGGGCGATCGTCACGCCAGCGATACTCAGCGAGGCATTCCCCGATATCTGGAACTGTGGAGCAGCCGGGAGAGCCAGGGTATCCGCCGCCGAGGTTGTCACCAGGCTGCCGTTGTAGAACAGTTTCGTTGTGACCGTTGGCGCCGAACCTCCCGAGGTGGTCATCTCAACGGCGACATGGCCACCGTTGAACATGTCATTGGCTGCGCCAATCGATACGTTCGCCGAGTTGCCACTACGGTTAGACCAGCCACAAGAGAAGTAGTGGTAGGTGCTGCCGGCATACATGGAGATGACCGGCCCAAACGCGGTCAGGTACTGGTCTCCACCCGGGTACAGACCCGGGTTCGGATCGGATGTGTTCTGGCGTGGAATGAACCAAAACTCTATGGACATTCCCGCCGCGAGCTTCCCAAAGCTCATCAGGTAGATGGCCGGGGAAGTCTGCCACGTAAGCCCAAGGTTCCCGGTGCCCAGGAAGTCACCCGGCAACGACACCGGGCTGTTGCCCGGGGTGGTAGACAAATACGTCGGGGAGTACGTCATGTTGTTGTACACGGTGTTGCTGTTGCGCGCGTATGCGCCAACAACCTGTTGGTTCGGGTCGATCGGGTTGTTACCCGTCTGCCCGTTCATCTCGAACGAGCCCAACACCCGCCAATCCGACTGAAAGCCGAACGCCTGAGGCGCCTTAGGCAACTGCGTGTCACCCATGATGCGCATCGGATCAGAGCAGGTCGCCACGACCGAAGACGTGTCGTCGTACTCGGTCAAGGACTCCCACTTGTCCACGAAGCCCTGAAAGACGGGCATGGTGCCGTCTCCCGGCGTGAACGCCGGAACCGTCTGCCCCCTAGTCACATCGATAAGCTGAAGGTTCCGAATGGCGGCCTGCCAACCGTACGTAGTACCCGACGACAGGGTTTCGCTTGCGTAGAGCGTGAACTGAAACTCAGGCTGTTGGTAGGTGGTGGGGATCGTGAAAGACCATGAAACCGTCTTCCAAGACACGTCGCCCTTGCTGATGGTCTGGGGCGCAACCGACCCGTTAAAGAACGTCGAAGAGCCCGGGGCAGAGTTCACGGTCGTGTTAACGCCGATGGTCACGCCCGTACTGTTCGCCGCGAAGCGCCACGCGGCCACCTGCGCCTGAAACGTGTAGGTGTTCCCCGGAACCAGCATCCACGGAACGGCGACGCCGTTCCCCGAAGGGCCATACAGCGACAGCGAAGACACAGACGTTGAGTTGGGCGAATACACCGTGATCCCCCCTCCGGGGTACCCAATGTTCGTACCGCCGGCAAGAACCCAAGCGCCAATCTCGTTCACGTCCTGTCCCGCCGGAACACCGTTGTACGTGTCGTATGCCGCGTTCAGCCCCGGCGGCATGAGGTTCTGCCCCGTAGTCGAGAACACCCGCACCTTCCGGCGCGGCAGAATCTTCCCGTAATTCGGGTTGATCTCCTTCACCGAAGCCGAATACAGCCACAGGGAGGAGGAGGCAACGGCCTGTTCCGTGCGCATGACAAGGGACGCCGTAACCGCGCCCGCAGGCGCGACAGCGGCAGCCTGAACCGGGAACCACCAACCAAGGTTCGACCCCGAGTTGGTTGGAATCCGCTTCGTGGAAGTGGTGCCGTGCCGGTAGTGGTCGGCAACGTCCTGCGGAGACAGGGCGTGCCGGTACTGCGCATAGTCCGAAATGTTGCCGGTGAAGAAGGCGTTAGTGGGCAGTGCGGCAAGCGCCGGGGTGCCCGTCGCGTGGGGGAGAGTCGTGTTGTGCGTGATGTCTGCACACCCGACGATCGGGCGTGCCGGGTTGCGGGCGTTGTTGGTGTCCGTGCCCATCACGATGCCGTCAAGGTAGTAGGTGACGCCGTAGGCGTTGCCGGTCACAACGTAGTGGTGCCAATAGCCGTCGTTCACAAGCTGCGCAGACTTGACCTGTGCAACGTTGAGCTTGCTTGACTGCGCGTATAGGTAGCCGTCAGTCCCGACATACAGCGAGGGCCACAGGTTGCCGGAAGTGCCGTCCACGTTGCCGTTCGGGGCAACTGGGTTCGTCCACGACAGGCCGCTGAAGTTGTACTCAGCCAGGATCGGAGCGGCCCCGGTGGTCTGGAACCACAGCTCAACGCTCGACTGGGCGCTGTTGACCAGGTGAACCCCGCAGGCCTCAGCCACGGAGAAGTTCGTACCGGTGAACGCGGCAGAACCCGGGCCTGAGCCCTGGTTCTTGGACCAGGACGTACCGGTGCCGATGTTGTAGCAAACCATGGGGTCAACGCCCACAAGGGCGTTGGACTGGCTCGTCAGGGTCTCGTTCGCGCCCATGCGGTGATAGGTGTCGGGAAGGCTCATCTTCACTACGTCCGCGTACTGCCGATACGCGAAGTCGTAATCAATGCCGGTGGTGATCTCGACCCCGGCCGCGTTGTAGAACGCCAGGCGCGCCGACACGATGCCGGCGGCCGTGGCGGTGGTCTGCATCAGGAACGATCCCCGATACGCCTTCCCGGGCGTCACAGGGACCTTCACGGAGGTGGCCTGGTCTTCCCCAGCAACAGCCGACGTCATGTTGATCTGAAGGGCCGTGGAGCTTCCCAGGTACCCCGCAGGCGGGTTCATGCCGCCGGCGATCGACAGGGCCGAGTGCGGGCCGTGAGCCCACTGCGTCGCGTCGCTGGTGTTCTTCGCCGCGAGCGGAAGCAGCTCCGGGCCGTACGGGCGGCCTGGCGTGTAGGCGCCGTTCCAGTTGTCGAACTCGATCGTTGCCGTACCGGTCTGCACCTGGTCCAGCTCGGTCGAGCGACCGCGCTGAGTATCGATCGCCGTAACGTCCGAGCTGACATCGGACCACTGAACGGCCTTGTCCCCGGGAAGGCCGGTCCAAGAGACGTGAACACCGAGTGTTGTAGCCATAGCTAGAAGGCCCCCACGCCGAAGCGTGGGGGCCGTTCACCCCTCCCCGTAAATTGATGCTTAGACGATGCCCGTAAGGCCCGTCTTGCCGCCGTTCTGGCGGCCAATCTGGCGGATCTGGTCACGGATCGCCGTAGCCATGTTCTTCGCGAAGTCCCGCTCAGCCTGAATGCTCCCCGCCACGTTGATAGTGACGTTCACGGCCGGGCCTTGAGAGCCCGTAGCGGGCCCCTGAAGGCCCGTAGATCCCCAGAGCTGGCCCGCGTTGCGGGCGTTCATTGCTGCCGCCGCAGCGGCCGTCTGAGACTGTTGACGGAACGCCGCCGAGAACTTGCTAGCCGGAACATTCACCATGCCCACGATGGCTTCATGGGCTCCCTGCGCCTTGTCCTGAACGCCGTTGATGAAGCCCTGTGCGGTGTGACCGCCAACCTCCATGAACAGCCTGGAAGGCGACTTGATGCCAAGGAACGACAGGGCGCCGTTATAGGCGTCCTTGATCGCGCCCACCACGGCATCCTTCACGCCGGATGCCATGTTCACGACACCCTGAATGAAACCCTTCATCATCTGAGTACCGGCGTCGAAAAGCCACGTGTTGATGTCCCAGAAGAAGCCAAGGATCGTCTTGTTGAGCCCCAAAAACCACTTCCAGGCCCCCACGGCGCCCTTAGTGATTCCGTCAAGCAGGCCGCTCAGGATGTCCACACCGGACTGTACAAGCCAGACGTGCGCCTTAACGAGGTATCCGAACATCTTTCCCGGAAGCTCAACAAACCAGGTCATCAACCGGCCGGACCAGTCAAGGAAGTTCCGCCACTGCTCAGTGACGAAGTGAGAGAAACCGTTCTTTACGTCCAACCAGCCTTGAGACCAAAGCTGTTTGACGCCCTCGATGGACTTGGACCAAAGCTTGGTGATGTTGTCCCACAAGCCGGTCATGAAGTCCCAAGAGTCCTTGAGTGGCCCCGTGATGGCGTCACCAATGGCCTTGAACCCCTCAACGGCGAACTTCAGCAGCTTGCCGAAAATAAGCGTCTCGACAAGGCCCACGATGGCGTTGAAGATCCCGGCAACCATCTCCTTAATGCCGGTCCAGGCCTTAGACCAGTTGCCCGAGAAGACGCCCGATATGAAATCCAAAAGCCCTTGGAAGAACTCGATAACGCCCTTCACGACAAGGAACACGCCGTTCAGGAAGCCCTTAACCGCGTCGATCAGAGGGCCACCGAACACGTTCAGGACCCACTGAAGCACAGGCTTCAGGATTTCGAAAAGGCCCGTTAAGGAGTCGATCAGGGTAAGGATCAGCTTTCCCAGGTCCGAGAAAAGCGGCTGCATCTTTTGCCAGGCCCAGTCGAGCAGCGGAATGATCTTCTTGTCAATCCACTCCGCAAGCATCGCTAGAATCGGCTGAAGCTTAGACCACATCTTGTCGATCTTCGGAACAAGCTCAGTAGCGATCCACTCAGACAACCGCTTGAACGCCGGAACAATGTCCTTCTCGACGAACTTACCGATGTCCCGAAGGATCGGGCCAACGTCCTTCCCCAGGTCCTTAGCGATCTTCAGAACGACAGGCGCAAGCGCCTCGAAGATCTTCAAACCGTCCTTCATGATCGGGACCACGTCCCGCTGAATGACCCGGCCGATGCCCTTCAGCTCCGGAATCAGAACGCTCCGGATGAAATCGCCCAGACCCGCGAACAGCTGGGACGCGCCCGAGCTGCCGCCCGTGCCGCCGCCAGACATGCCCTTAGAGAACGCGTCCCACGCCTGAGAACCGAACTTGCCGAACTTCTGCAAGGCGCCCGGAAGGGCATCAACCATCGGCTGTAGGAAGGCTGCGAGCTTCGGTGCGGCCTGCATGTAGAGGTGCTGAACCGTGGATTCCACGGTGGCCCGCAGCTCGTTGAACGTACCCGACAGGCCGTGAGACTTGGCCTGCGCGATCGCGCTGGCCTCGCCCGTGCGGTTCATCAGAGCGATGTACTTCTGAAGGCCGCCGCCACCCTGGCGGATAGCCGCAAGGATCGGCTCCACGCCGCGAGCACCAAAAATGTTCTTCAGGTACGGCGCGACCTTCTCAAGGCTGTGCGAGTCCAGGCCCTTGCCGAACTTGTCTTGAAGCTGCTGGAAGATGTCCCCCAAGGGGCGCATCTTGCCGGAGGCGTCGAACGCCTCAAGGCCAATAGCCTTCATCGACTTGGACGCCGCCGCCGTAGGCGCCGACATGTTCAGCAGCATCTGACGGAACGCCGTACCGGCGTTGGTGCCCTGGATACCGGCGTTCGCATACATGGCCATGACGCCGGCAGTGGTCTGCAAGCTGATGCCGTAGTCGTGAGCCGCGACGCTCACGTACTTCAGGCCATCCGCCATGTCCTGAAGCGTCTGCGTACTCGTGTGAGTCGCGTTCGTCAGCGTGTCCGCAACCATGGTCGCGTCCGTGGCCTTCAACCCGAATGCGTTCAACATCCGGGTCATTTCCTTGGCCGACTCCGAATAGTCGGTGTTGGTGGCCTTAGCCAGAGCCATAGTCGGCTCAAGCTCAGTCATGGCGTCCTTAGAGGACGCCCCGGCCTTAGTCAGCTCGTACAACGCCCCTGAGGCGTCCTCGACCGTCTGCCCCATCTTCGCGAACTCTGGGGACATGCTGTACAGCTGGTTCTCAAGGGTCTTCATCTGACCCGTTGTCGAATGCGTGAACGCCTGAATGGCGTTCAAGTTCTGCTCGTAGCCCGAGCCAATCTTGTAGAACTCGTCAGCGACGAGCGCAGCGGCGCCGACAGCGCCAACCGCGAACAGGCCGATTCCCTTAGCGGCGCCCCCCAAGGCGCCCATAATCCCGGAGCCGTGGCTATCCGCCGCGTGGTGAGCGCCCTCAAGGCCGTGCGACAACTCCCCGAGGGCAGTAACCGCGCCCAACGCGTCACCCGCGATGATGACGCGGAGAATCTTCTCACCAGCCGCCACGGTTTCCCCCCGAATCCCGTAGATACTTCGCATGGGCGAGGTACACGCGGTACTCGCCAAGCGTTAACGTGCGGATTTCGGCCGGAGTCCAACCATAGAACTGGGACAAGAGAGCCCAGTCCTTAAGCCGTTCCAGCCTTACGCGTTTCCCTCCGCGTCCGCCTCCGTGAAGTTCAACTCGGTGACCTTCACGTTGCGTGCGTCGTCCAGGGTGAACGCCGGGTTGTCACGGCGCTTAGTCAGATAGACCAGCGCCTTAATCACGGTGATAGAGAGCTGCGCCTCACGCAGTGGACGGCCCTTAGCGTCCTTCTTCTGCTTGCCGTTCTCGTCGAGAACCGGCTTGGCCGCTAGCGCGTCCTGAAGCTGCATGCCGGTGATGTTCTCGAAGTCCTCAAGGTCACCGATGGACAGGTCTTCCGGGTTCAGGTTCAGAGCAGACATGAGAAACCCCCAAAGTAAAAGGCCCCCGCGCGGGACGGGGGCTAGTCAGTCGAAACGCCGGAATCGGTAACGTGGAAACCGGCAACGCGCATCAGCGCCAGCATCGAAGCCATGTATTCGGACTCAACCTTGGCCTTCTGTTCCCGAATGGCCGGGTACAGGAAGTAGCCCACGCCGCCGGCAGGGCCAGACTCCTTAACCCACTGGTTGCCTGTCCAAGGCTTGAACTGGTTGTAGCGCTTAGCGCCGAACTCGGCGCCAAACGCGAACGGCATACCGCGCCCAAGGCGCACAGACGCCTGACGGGTAGCCTTAGACGTGGCCAACGACCCGGCCGCCTTAGCGGCAGTAGAACCGATCGAGTTGGCCTTAGCGGCGGCGGCATCCTTAACGATGTCCGCCGCCTTCTTGTTCACGTCCGCAACCTGCTTAGCAACCTCCGGGGCAGCCACTTTCACCTGCGCCAGAAACTCATACAGGCCTTCAACCTGAATCTTCTGTGAGAAGTCGTTGCTGTAGTTGCTGGTGAACTGCTTACCCCGGGACGCCATTACGGCGTCAGGTCCTTCGACGTGTACACGATCGTTATCGGCTGTGTAGTGCCGTCGTCCATGACAGACCCGGTGAACGAGATTTCCGGAATCTTCGCCCCGTCGATGTGAGGCGGGCCCACGTCGAAACGGGCCTGCGGAATGGTGATGGACAGGCCGCCACCCTGCGGGGTGGTGAAGTTGGCCGTGATCGCCGCGGTGGCCCCGGCGTTCGTCAAAGACGCAACCCGGTTGAACTGAGTCATGCCGTCGAACTCGCCCTTAAGCTCCCAAGTCAGCTTTCGGTGTTCCTGCTCAAGCGGCTCCTTCTTGAAGCCGTTGTTAGCCATGAAAAACCGGTCAACCTTCAGGGCGTTATCGCCCTTCAGCATCAGGTCGTGCGCAGCAAAGGAAGTGCCGCCAACCGTGACAGTGCCGCCCACGTAGGTGAACAGCTGAGACGCAACCGGATAGGTCGGAGTGGCCAGCGCCAGAGCGCCAGCCCCGGGGCCTATGTGCTCCTCCGCAAAGTCCATGTTCAGAGTCAGCTCAAGGATGCCGTCCACGGCAGCCGCCAACTCCCAGTTGTGAACCTTGCCCCCGGTGTACGTGAACGGCGTCAGGCCGCCGGACGTGTCGTAACGCCCGGCCTGCCAAGTCGTAGACAGGCCCGTCAGGGTGCCCAGCGTTGCCGTATACGGGGTGAACCCGCCCGTGGGTGTGCCCGTCGCGACAGCGCCGAGCATGTGCTTCAGCAGAAGTCCGAAGCCGGCATCCAGAACCTCAAGCTTCACGGAACCGTCCGCGCCCTTGAAGTTCGGCGCCCAACGGTCAGTGCGCAGCACCCGGTTACCCGCCCTGACGCCCTTAGCGTCGATGCGGGAATACTTCCCGCTGAAGCTCTCGGTCTGAAGCTCGAAGAACCGCGCCGGAGCAATCGGCGTGTCATAGGCGGTCTCTTCGGCCATCCCTAGAAAACTGTCGTGGACGCTATAGACGGTCATTAGCTCACACCCCCGTAGACGGCGTCAGAACAGCCGCAGGAACGGCCGCAGGAACGACGCTCACGGCCGGAGCCGGAGCCTGGATAGCCGGGGCCTCAGCAGGCCCCGCAAGGGCCGTAGGCGCCACGACAGGCGCAGGTGCAGAAGGCTGATCGGCAGTGAAGTTCTGAAGAAGCAGAGAAGCCGCAAGCTCGTCCGCGACCGGGACCGAAACCCCGCGAGTAAACACGGTGCCGTCAGGCGCGGTAACCGCCGTGAACGGGCCCGTGTAGGTGATGGCCGTAGCCAAGATGAACCCCCCGATTAGACGCGCGCTATGACGCGCAGTTCCCCGTGAACCTGCCCCACCCAGCGGTCATCCGCAGGGAACGAAAGCAGCTTGCCGGGGTTGTAGATAGACGAGACGACATAGGCCAACCCGAGACCCGGGTTGGCCTTGAAGAACTGCTCAAGACGCTGGTTGATGGCCGCTGCTTGAGACTCCGCCTCGAACGAAGAAGACGCCGTTAACATCACCTCGGAAATCAGATCCAAGGTGAAGATTTCCTGCTTGGTCTTAAGGGTCTTCCAGTCCTCGTTTTCCCAGCGGATGCCGCCGAGAAGCACCCACTGTTGAGGCTGGTCCCTCGGGTCTGGCCCCCAGACGATGTCAATCCCGGTGAGCCCGGGATCGGCCTGCAAGGCGGTCTGAACGGCCGCCTTAACCAGAAGCGCGTTGGTGCTGTTGTTGCCGGTCATACCGCCACCACGCCCTTCGGGGCGATCGTGTAGCGGGCAAGAACCGCGTCCACGTCAGGAATGCCGGTCTGCCACACGCCACTGCCCGGCGTAGCCAGAGTGAACGAACCGCCCTCGGTGGCGACGAAGGACGTTGCCCGGTCGGGGATGCCGGAGGCGACAGACGCCAGGATGAACCGGCCGCGCTGTACAGCAGCCCGATACAAGTCGTTAGGGACGTGCTGGAACCCGTATTCGTAGGTGACAACCGTCAGGCCCGGCCCTGGCGTGCCAGAGCCGATCGAGCCATTCCACAACTGTGTGAGCGTCGCCGCTTGAAGCGTCGGCAGCCCCGTAACCTTGCCGATCGGGTCAAGCTGAAGCATCGTCACGTCCTGCGCGACACCATCGATCGTGACCGAAACCAGCTTGGTTACGTCCGCGTGCGGCAGAAGCAGAAACCCCGTGTTGTCGAGCGTCGTCGTGTACGTGTCACCCTTAGGCACGAACGACCGGCCGCAGATGCGGGCGAACTCGTCAGTGACCGCGCTACGCGCGGCGCTGAGCGCCGCAGTGGGGAACTTCGACGTGTCGGAGAAGGCCCTATCCGCCGCCCTCAGATCGGGCAGGTTGAACAGGGGAGAACCGATAACGTCAATCTGTGTGGTCTGCGAGAGGGAAGAGCCCGCCCACGCCACGGTGAGTGTCCCTAGCGCCGTCTGCGCCGGGATGGGGAACGAGTAGACACCTGTTGAAACGCTTGTGGCCGCGCCGGAAGCAACAGACGTGCCGGCCTGGTTAGTAACCGTGACCGTGACGGCCCCGGCGTCTACGGCCGTCTCATCCGTCATGAACGTGGCACTAAGCGTTCCCGAATAGCCGCGAAGAAGAGACAACCGAACCCCCTCGGGAAGAAGAAAGGGGCAGGGCCGTTAAGCCCTGCCCCTACGAATCACTTACCGAGCAGGGTCTTGAGAGCGCCGGTCGTGTCCGACAGGCCGCCGTCACCACGCCAAGTCACCTTGTACGACACCAGGTCGGAACCCCAGCCGTACTCGAAGCTCTTCTCAACCTGAATGCCGTTGACCTGACGCACGTAGTACGTGTTGAAGTCGCCGAACAGGACACAGTTATTGCCGGTGGCGACAAGGGGCATGTTGATGTCAGTGACAACCGGCTTGCCCATCAGCACGTCCGGGGCGCCGGACACAAGGCCGGGCTGCCACAGGTACTGGCCGTAGGCGTCTTTGACGCCGCGCAGCTTGCCCACGGTGGCGTCAGCCATCAGGAACTTAGCGCCGCCCCGGTAGGCGTCGATCACGCTGTAATACAGCGCAATGATGTCATCACCGGAAATGGCACCGATGGTGCCCATGGTCGTACCCACGTTGGCCGCGACAGCGGCCGTCAGAACGCCGCTAGGCTGGCCGCCGGCACCGGTACCCACCAGAAGGTCATGGGCGACCTGACGGCCCGCCATGATGCCCGCCTGCTGAGCGATGAAGCCTGCGATGTCAATCCCGGAGTCTTCAACCATCTCCTTGCTGACCTGCACGATCACGCCATACTTGTGGGCGCCCAGAGTGAATTGGTTGAACGCCGCGTCACTGGTCGGGAAAGTGGTGTTCTCCGCGACCGTTGCGACGGTCGGCCGCGCAGTCAGACGCGGGAACGTCATCGGGTTGCCGGACTGGGTCGTGATGATGGTCGGACCGGCCTGCCACACGCCGATACTCGGCAGCATGTATTCCAGCACCCGAGCAACAAAGGTGGTCGGAATCGTAGCGCCAGCGTTGGCCGCAACGCCGGTAGTCGCAACGCGGGACTCAGCGCCATTCAGCGCCGCTCGGGCCTCCTCGCCCGGCCGGATGTACAGGTCATTGCCGATGGTGATTGACTTGCCGTAGTCCAGGCCCCGAATCTCCTCGGACAGGCTCTGTCCCTGCGCCTGGCGGCCCTGGTCGCCGGAGAACACGCCGGGCTTCGCGCCCAGAGCGATAGCGCGCTGACGCAGCTCCGCAGCGTCCCGCTCCCGCTCGCCCTCCTCCACGATCGAACGGGCCTCAGTGCCCAGCCGGTCAAGGTCCGCGTCCATCCGGTCCAGCTGGCTCCGCTGCTCTGCGGTCGGCTGCTCGCCCGCCTTCACGACGTCGGTAACCGCCTTGCGCTGCTCGAAAATCTGCGCCCGCTGAGTCAGCAGGGCTTCGGCCTGAGCCGCGTAGTTAGTCAAGGTATTGCCTCCCCCTAGGGGCCGCCTTAGCGGCATACGAAAGAGGCCCGCCCCCCGTCTATTCGGGGCGAGCCTCTGAAGTGATGGAGCCGAGCGCCTTAGGCGCGACCCCTAAGCCGAATCGCCCGAAGGGCGGTCCGAAGAACGTCGTTGCTGTCCGGTGCCGGCGGAATCGGATTCCAAGAACCCGCCATGTCGTCGGCAGTGAGGTCCCAGCCGCGGGCCTCACACGCGAACTGAAGCGCCCTGGCGGCGCCCTGAACACCCGATTCGGTGTCCTCATAGGCCGGGTAGGTCACGGGGCTGACGTCGAGTAGGTCAACGTCGATCAGGGTCCGCAGGCGGCCCCGGCCCTCCTTCTGCCAGTCGTCCAGGCGGACGCGGAAGCTGAAAGACGACTGTGTGACATCCCCGCGCTGCATCGACTCGGCGAGGTCCCGCGCGTAGGACGTATCCGGGGCGTCCACCTCGTAGTGAAGGCCCGTGGTGTCCTCGGAGAGCTTCAGCGTGCCCGCCGCCGTGCGGCCCAGGATCAGGCCCGGATTGTGGTTGATGAGCGCTCGCACGTCCTGGCCCTCGTTGAGGGCGCGTCCGAACGCGCCACCTCGGACGGTTTCGATGAAACCGCCCAGGTCGTGACTGCGGGTGTCGAATTTCGCGGCGTAGCCCTCGAAAGTCCACTGGTCCCCGGTGTTGGTGATGTTGAACGCGGTATCCACAGACCGCCGCTCAAGAAGGCTCATCGCTTCCCCTTCGGTGCGTTTGCTGTCGGTTGTCGGGGAGGCTGTTGCTGGTCCTTCTGACCCTGAGGGCCGTCCGGCGCCACTCCGTCCTGAGTGGCCGGAGGCGTGTACTCGAACGAACCGGCGTCGCCGCCGTCAACGGTGTCCGGCTGCTTGTTCTTGTCGCTGTACGTCGGCAGGTTCTCGTCAATCCCGATGACGTTGACCGGCCGGAACCACTGGTCACCCTTGCCGCCAGGAATCGGCGGTTCGCCCTCTTCGGCGCGAACCTCATCCGGCGACTTGATGCCGTTCTGAATGGCCAACGCATGCGCCTGATAGCGCTCGGAAAGCTTCGCCCTCATGCGGGCGTCCATGTTGAAGCGCATGGTCTGAAAGCCGGGCAGGAGGAACGTTGAAATGGCCTGCTCAACGCGGGCCGCCCACGGGTGGAACGTGTCCTGTGCCAACTGGTAGTTCTGCTCTTCAACGCCCTTGCCCCAAGACGACGTGACCGCCGGGTCAACCCGGTACGCCGGCACCCTGTAGAACAGGGCAATATCGGCCTTGGTGAAGTTCCGTGTCTGCAAGAACTGGGACTGCTCGGGGGTGATGGTGATCGGGTGCCAGGTGGCACCACCGGTTAGAACGCCCACGGCGTGGCTGTTGGCCACGCCCTGATGGCGCTTCATGAAATCCTCTTTGAGGCGCTTAGCCTCATCGGGGTTCATCTTGCCTGCGGTCTGAATGATCCCGGACATGTAGGCACCCTGAGAGAAGAACCGCGCCCCGAACTCCTCAGTCACCATGCTGACGCCGATAGCCTGCCGGGCCGCCTCAAGCGGGCTAAGGCCCGTCAAGTAGCCGGGCATCGACATTGCCGGAATGTGAAGGATCTCGGTTGAGTCCATCGTGGTCCCGTTAACGTCAAAGAGGATGTCCGTAGAGCCCTGCTCCGGATACGGGTACACCCACGACGGATGAATGGGCCACAGTTCCACAATGTCGCCGTTGGCATTGCGCAGCGTGAAGATGTAGGCGTTGCCCGCGACAAGCAGTGACATGAAAACGCGCTGCCAGAAGTCAAACGGGGTCATGCGGTAATTGGGCTTGCGCAGCCATGCCGGCGCCCGGACATAGTCCGTGGTGCCGTCCGGGTATTCCTTGTAGATCTGGACCGGCAGTGACGCGATAGCGTCACAGATGAGCCCAACACAGTAGTAGACCGCCGAGACCTGCATAGCGGTCTGTTCGTTGACCTGCTTCCCCGAGTAGATCGGGTCATTGGCGAGGAACGCGTTACGGACCCAGTCAACAGGGGGCTGTGAAGACAGCCACCCGAGACCCCCCGTGCGCTTCTCGATACGAGAGAAGAGACTCACCGGTACTCAGGCCCCCGCTCAGCCATAGCATCCTGACCCTTCGGGGTCAGGGCCCAGCCCCACAGGGCCAGCAGAACGCCAAGCAGAATCCAGCCCAGAGGCGTATAGATCTGAGCCACGCCGTAGGCGATCACGCCCAGCCCGGCACTCTCGATAATCGACGCAACCCAAGCCGACACGCGGCTACGCTTCTCCATCAACCCACCCCCGTTAGTCATCGGTCAGGCTGACAAAACCCGCCTCTGCGTCGTCTTCAGTGAATGCAACAAACAGCGCGTTCAGCAGCGCGCTAATGCCGTCGATCTTGTCGCCAGACTTGGCCTTAGAAGGCTTGAACAGGCCTTCCCCCGTGTACTGGACCTCTACGTTGTCCGCCATCCAGCGGAGAACGGGGTTACCGCCGTGGTGTAGAAGGCCCTGCGCAAGAAGGCTTTCCAGCCACTTGCACGGGTCCGTCATGCGGGCCGAGGTCTGGGGCGCCTTAACGCCGTCAAGCCCGCCGTCTTCAAGCTCGCTCACTAGGTGCGTGGCGTTCCACGGGTCATAGCCGAACAGGTCAATGCAAAAGTCTTCGGCGTCTTGGGCTATCTCTTCCTTCACCACGTTGTAATCCGTGGTGTCAGAATCGGTGATGGTGAGGTAACCGAGGTCCCGCCAGTACTCAAGGGTTTGGCGCTGCGCCCCGCGGGCTTTAAGCGCCTTGCGCGGTATCCAGAAGCGGGGGAGAAGTGTGAAGCCCTCGGCGTCCGGGTCCTCAGGGGAGCCCGGGAAGAGCAGAACCCACGCGGTGAAGTCGCTCACGCTCGCCAGGTCCAGGCCGGCGAAGCAGCAGCGGCCCTTCAGGGCCTCCCGCGACACGGCCTCAGCCGCGTTCGCGTCCCACACGGCCATGTCTAGCCAGCGCTCCGCCTGGCTCACCCACTGGTTCAGCCGGAACACCCGGAAGGCGTTCTCAGCGGACGGCTTCGACTCGGCCTCTATGGCTTCGGATCGGAGGTTTCCAAGGCTGAGGAAGTCGCCAAGGGCGGGGTTGGCGTGGTACCAGCCGGTTGCGGGCTCTCCGGTGTCGGGATCGCCTGGCTTCCCTTCGTCTCGCCAGTCCCAATCGCGCGGTGTGTTTCGCATGAACACATACCGGGCGGGGTCGCCGGAAGGGTTGGCGAGGAGTTGTTCTCCATACTCGTGTTCCTCCAAAGCGAAACGCGCCGACGTGTACGCGGCGGTAGTGGTAGCAATGAGAATCGGCTGACGTCGGGTACCGAATCCTTGGCGCATCGCGTCCCACAGGTGCCGGTCTTTCTGGGTCAGAACCTCGTCAAAGAGGACCATTGACGGGTTGGTGCCAAGAGCGCCAGAGGCGTCTCCGGGCAGCACCGCATAGAACGAGTTCGTAGACGGGTCGATGATGCGCTTCTTGGACGAGACCACCACGAGCCGCTTAGACAGGATGGGAGACAGCTCGACCATCCGGCGGGCCACGTCGAAAACCAATGAGGCTTGGTCGCGGTCAGCCGCGACCGAATACACCTCGGCCGACTCTTCCCCGTCGCCTACAAGGCCGTACAGGGCGAAGCCGGAGGCAAGCTCGCTCTTGCCGTTCTTGCGAGCCATTTCGAGCCACGCAACGCGGTACTGGCGTACCCACTCGTCGTACTGCTCGTCATAGCCCATGGTCCCGAAAAGCGGGACCACAATGTCATTCTTTTGCCAGTCGGCAAGCAAGAAAGGGGTTCGGGCGTGCCGGCCCTTGGTGTGGACGAGCACCTTTTCGAAGAAGTTCACGACGCGGTCAGCCGCGCCCTGGTCCCAACGGAACAGGCCCTCGGCGGCGTCCTGCGGAGCGTGGGGGGCGAGAAGCATCCGCACCCCCAACGCATGCCGAAAGGCCCCCGTGGGGACCTCTCGGGCTGTTCTAGAAGCGGATGGTGGTTAGGCCGTCAAGGCCCCTACGCCGAACTGCCGCGCCATCTGGCGCCAATCGCGGGTGTCCGTCTCGACCGATGTAGTTTCGTTGACGCGGCAACCCGCGCACCGCCCCTCAGAGACGACGGGGCGATCACACTCGGGGCACTCGTGCCTACGGACCTGCGGGGCCGCCTGAGGGGCCTCTACGGGCCGTACGGACGGCATCTTGTCGTTGAGGCGACGGCGTAGGAATGCCGCCGGGTGGCTGATGCTCTCCGGAAGGGCCAGCGTCAGCACCGCAGCGAAGCGCCGCTCATCGGCGCCCCGGTCAAACCATTCATCCGCAAGAGGCGTCAAGGAAACTACCTCGGCGGCAGACAGATGCAGACGGCCGTCGATCTCCGCCAGGCCCGCAAGGGCCTTTTCCGATCGAGTCATCTCGACCGAACCAGTCCCAACCGGGGGTTGGGTTTGGTTTGGGTTTTGAACCTGGTTCTTTAGGTTTTGATCGACCGAGAGGCCGGATTCCCGGTCCTTCGGGCTCTCCGCGCCGTCCATCGGAACGTCAGAGATGGTCAGCTGGATACCCCGGAACTGGGTACCCGTCGCGTGCTGCGCACCGCGCTTCAGATGCCCCGCGTCCTCAAGCTCCTGCATGGCCCGAGCGATGGCCTGCCGGCCCTCCCGTGACCGCGTGGCCAGCGTCTTTGCGTTCTCCATGGTGCCATCCGGCAGCGACACCAGGTAGGCCAGCAGACCCCGGGCCGTGAACGACAGCTCGTGGTTCTGGGCAGTGTCGTTCGGGATCACCACGAACCGCGTGGTGGGGTTGCTACGCTGAATGCGCATCGGGGGTCCTGTCCCTGGTGAGCTATGGAGCGGGGACCGTTGGCGCGGTTCCCGCTCTCTCTTAGGGAAGAACGTAGCACCCTTGACGCCGTCAAGGGAAGTAAGTAGTTCGGTCCGAGGTTCCGACCGAACGGGAACCCGATCGCCCGGGTTTTGTTCAGTGGTGTGCGCGCCTGTGATGCGGCGTCTTGTGGTGCGTCTTCGGGGTGTGCTTCGGCGCGTGCGCCTTGGTCGGCGCGTGGTGGTGCGGGTGTGGCACGTGCGCCTTGTGCACGTGCGGCGTCGCGTGGTGGTGGTGGACGTGCGCCCCTGCGCGGGGCGAGCGGTGCGAGCTGTGCCCAACCACGACCCCCGGTAGCTTCACGTCCTTCGGGGGTTTCACAGGCCTCACGCCACGAACCGCCCTCGGCGGTTTCACCGCCCTCACCCGGGGAACCCTCGGGGTTTTGATGCCGACGAGCCGTGCCATGTGCCCCCCCGGGTCAAAACGCGTTGAATTATCGAATTTTTGTTCTGCTCATTCAGTGCTCTGAGCTGCGACGTAATGGGCGACACGCCCATGGGGGTTACGCGGCACGCCGATCCGTGTTGCAAACGATCTCGCGCCCGGGAGAGGGTCCCAACTATCGGTGCCACCCACTTCGGGGCAGCACCCTGACGGAGGGAGCCCACCATTATCGAACTGCTACGAGCCTTGCTTGGAGGAAAGCAAGCTGGCGAAGCGGTCCGGTCGAGTCTGGACAACTGGGGCCGGACCGCTCGCCTGGCATTTCTGCTGATCGCTACCGCTGTTGCGGCTGTGATCTACGCCCGCTTCAGGTAGCAGGCGCCACCCACCATACAAGGCGTTGGCGGGAGGTCCCGGGGAGTCAAGCTCAACCCGGGGCCTCAACCGCTCTCCAGCGGCCCCCCGCGTCCGCTGGAAACCTCAGCCGCTCAACAGCGATTCCATGTCGAAGCCGTCCGTACCGTCGTCCGGCACCTGGAGACGGGTGCGGGTTGCCGGCGTAAGGCCGTACTGCCCGCCAACCTTCATCATCAGGTCTGCGCTGTCGCGCATGATCTGGGCGGCCGGGTTCTTCGCCTTGCCGCCCCGGTAGGAGTCGATCAGGATTCCTTCAGCGCGCACGATTTCGGAGGCCTGAACGTACGTGGCCCACGCCTCGCAGTACACGGCGAGGGCGTGACCATCCACCACGGTCAGCAGCCCGATGCGGGCCAGCTCCGGGACTAGTTCCCTCCAGGCGGACCGCGCGCGGCCCTTCAGCCAGGAAGGCAT